CAAACGATTCAGGGTGACGGACGGCGACGTCCACATCCTGAAGCGCGACCACGCGCACGGTGCCGGCGGTGGAGCCGGTGTAGGGATCGACCAGCAGATCCAGACCCGACCACATGCCGATCAGCAGGTCGCGCCAGTTGCCGAAGAAGATCGCCGAGCAAACGGCGCCGGATGTGCCCTTGACCAGGTTGGAGGCAACCTGGTTGGTGATCACCGCGTTGTAGCCGTTCAGCGGGGTGGAGCCCTCGGTGAACACGAACATGCCCGTGTTGGTGGCTTTCTCCACCGACTTCAGCTTGCCGCGGACTTTTGCGTTGGTGCAATAGGCGAGGTTGCCGACGTCAGCGTTCGCAACCGCCACCGCACTTTCCAGCGCGATGATGTTCGCCCAGCTCGGAGCCGCACCGTTGGTGCCGCCAGCGACGGAACCGATGCCAGCCGTGGACGCAATGCCGGTGGGCTGGTTGGATGCGCCCGAGCCGTGGAGTGCCACGCGGTCGATTTCCAGCGCGAGGATCGTGGCGAGATCGTTGCGAACGAACGCCTCTACATCGATCGAGGACTGGAGGGTCAGGCGGCGGCTGAAGTCGGTGAACGCGCCGACCGTTTTCGGTGACAGCGTCACCTGATCAAACGCCTGTTGCGACTCGGTGGGAGCACCGTTTTCAGCAACCCAGTACGCGGTTGCTGCGGTGGTGTGGCGGGGAATCGCCACGTTGCCATTCAGGCCAGACATCACGGTGGCCACCTGCATCATGTAGCTGCGGTTGCGCAGCAGCGTGATGAAGTCGTTTGCCATCAGATCGGTCTGCACGGTGTGGCCGCCAGCAGTCGTGGTGCCGACGAGCAGGTCACGAGCGAGAACGTCCACGGGCACGGTGATGCCACGGCTGGCGCGGCCGAGCTTCTCGGCAGCCGCACGGCTGGCCTCGAACTCGAATGCGGCAGCTTCTTGCGCGCGGCGGTCGGTCGGGTTGCTGAGCGCATGGATGGCGCGCACGAACGAGAACGACTTGACCTCACGCTCGGACATGCCGATTTCGCTGGACGGCACGGGACGCGTGCGCTCCAGGTGCTCGATCACGTTGGCGCGGAACTGGTCGAGGCCAACGCCGTCACCGATGGCGCGCTCGGCCATGTCTGCGACTTTGAACGTGTCGCCGAGTTTGCGGATACCGCGCACGCGATCGAGCTCGCGGTTGCGGACGTCATTTTCAAGAACGCGCACGTCGACGGCAGGAGCCGGCGCAGGCGCAGCTGCAGGCTGGATGTTTTCCATGGGAGTTTCCTCACGAAGTTGGTGAACAAGAACGGGAGCGGAATCGCTGCCGCTGGTGCGTCCGACGCCGACGGTCACGTCAGCGGGAATGGACACGAGGGAGACCTCAAGCGGCTCCCAGTCCACGGCACGGAACACGTCCGGAGCGGCACCCTTGCCGACCCGTTCCTGCTTCATCTCGTGGATGCGGTAGCCAACGCTCACGCTGCGACGGATGCCGTCGACGACGTCGTTGAAGATCTCGCTCGCGCGCTGCCCGCGTCCGAAACGGACACGGACCCGGCCCCGCCGGTCGCCATCGATGGAGACGTTTTCAACAACGCCGACTTGGTCCGTCGGGTTGTGATCGACCAGGACCGGCCCGCCGTTTTCGAGGCGCCCAATGCGCACCGAGGTCGGAGAGTGATCGAGGATTTCGGTGCCGAAGGACCGGTCAACCGGCTCTTCGGAGGAGAACGCGAGCTCAACAGTTCGAGCCTCGGAGTTGATCGAGTCGCGCGCGACATCGAGCGCGCGGTACTGCACAGGCAAATCAAACTTGCTGTGGGTCATTACTGCCCCCATTGGTGGGTTGTTGCTGCTGAATGGAGATGCCGAGCTGCTCAAGGCGTGATTGCTCGGCGGCCAGCTCGCGCCAGACGTCGTCCGGATCTCGGCCCTGCTCGCGGATGACTTCGCCGCGGGACTTCAGTCCGTTGTTGATTGCGGTGACGTTGGCGTCGGTGTCCTTCAGCGGATCCACCCACGACCAGCGCCGCGGCTGGAAGCTCGCGGACTTGTATCGATCAATGTCCTGCGCGCGGAGGCTGCCGCCGTTGGGAAGTGCCACGGCGTTTTGCAGGCCGATTGCGGTGTCGATCCACGTCTCGTAAACCGGACGAACAAACCCGTCGATGAACCACGTTTGCAGTGATTTCCACGCTTCGCGGTCTTCGAGAACGCCCGCTCGGATCGAGCTGTAATTCACACCCTCCAGATCGTTGGAGAGGCCCGCGTAGGACACGCCCAGTCCGGCGCTGATACCGCGCAGGCACGCCTTTGTGAACTCGCCGAACTGTTGGTGTGGGTAGTCAGGGTTGAACGACGTGAACGACGTGCCGGCCGGCAGCTGCTCGAACGTACCAGGCGAAACGTCTGTAATGACCGCGCCATCGGAATCGGTGTCGCTGCCGGTGTATCCGTCACCTGCGGCACTGGTGAAGAAACCCATTTTCGCAGCGCCGACGCGAGCGGCCGTAATCGCGGCCTCTTCGTATCCCGCCAGCATCTGCAGGCGCGGGAGCGCGGTTGCCAGCATCGGGAATCCGCGCAGCTGGCCGACGTACTCGCTGATGAACAGGTGCAGCACATCGTCAGCCGGAACGGCTGTGTGCCCGTTGTCGCCCTTGAACCAGTAATTAACGGCACGCCCGACGGCATCCACCTCAACGCCGAACCTGATTCGGTTGCGGCCTTGGCGCGGATCGACGTTCAGCTCGACATCGAGCAGGTCCGGATCCATCGCCAGCAGCGAGAACCCGAACTGGTTGCCGGCCTTGCGGTTCACGATGGCAATGAACTCGCCATCCACCGCGACACTGGCAAGCGCCATTTGCTGCATCTGCACCCACGACAACCGGCCGGCGGTGTCGCATGTGGATGCGCGGCCCCACTTCTGAAACGCTGCCTCGATGGCGTCGTTTGCTGCGGTATCGAGCGGCCCGTACTGCGCCGTGAATGCGGGAGAGTTTTCTACCGTGGCCTGTATGGTGATGCCGTTCGGCCCAACCACGTTGGACTTCACCAACTGCACGAACCGGCTTGCGTAGTCGTTGTTTCGGTACTGCTCGCGGCTTCGCGCGCGGAGCACTCGCAGGTTTTTCTGCGTGACGTCGTGAACAGAAACGACGGTCGTCGTCCAGCTCGATGTCAGGCGGTCAGGTGCGCCGGCGGTGTAGTACCGCGTCGCCGGCTGAAACGCGCGCACGGCTGATCCGCCGGCGGTTGCTTTTCGCCGGAACAAATCGAGCAGGCCCACGCTACATCCTCACGCGGATGGTGCCGGTGGCCCCCACCCCTGCGGCGATCTTTTGCGCCTTCTCTTCTGCTGCGAGCTCTGCCTTGTATTTGTCGCGCCACGTCAGCAGCTGCTCGGGGCTCATCTTTGAGATCGAGCGCCCGCCGATGGAGTAGGCCAGTTGATCGGATGAGGCCCTGCCCTCGAGCGTCGCCTCCAGCGCATCGAGCGTGCGCTGCACATGCGAGCGGCCATCAACCGCGCCAGTGGCGAAGTTAGCGTCAACTTTGAGCTGTCCCGAGGCGACCGTGTATCGCTCGGATGTGGCGGACTTGGTGACATAGGCCTGCCACGCGTACTGGCCTGGCGTCCACGCTGCAGTAGTCGCGGCCGCCAGCGTCACCAGGTGCGTGCCGTCTCCGTAGTCTGTACCGGTCACGGAGAGCCGGACGCCGTCGCGCACGATGGCGTAGCTGAGCACCCAACCGTTCGCCGGCAGATACTGCGGCAGGTTCTTGGTCCATGACGCTGAATCGCCCGCGACGATTTCAGACGGCTCCACGATGTCTGTCATTTCTTCCACCCTGTGGACCATCCACCGCCAGGCCTGCGCGCTCGCGCTGGCTTGCGGGTTTGGACGATGCGATTGATCGGATCTTCAGTCGGTGCCGGTGACGGCGCCTGTCGTTCCTGCTGCGCGACGCGCCGAGAGACGGCGGACCACACAGGATTCAAAATGCGAAGCGCTGCGTATGCGTACACTCGGCAGTCGAGCGCCTCATTGCGTGCGCGGACCTTCACCCACTCTCTGCGCGGGAAGCCCTTGCTGAATCGTGTGACGATTCGCTCGGCGGTCAGCTGCAGGAAGTAATCGTCGGAACGCTCGAACGGGAAATGGCAGTAGCCCGGCCCCACGTCGTCGATTTTCAGGCGTGAGTAGATGGTGCCCTTGGCGTCATCAACGCCCACCAGGTGCAGGTCCACCTTTCGGTTCCCGCCGCCCTGGTGCTTGCGGCTCAGCGTCACCACCGGACGCCCGGCGCCCGCCACGCCCTTCAGAGCAAACACTCGGCGTATGGCGCGCCTGCGGCAGTAGTCGTAAACAACCTGCGTATGCGATCCGCCGGAGTCGATGCCGGTGGCGGTGATGTGCATCGCCGTGCCGGTCTCGTGCTGGTATGTGCGGGTCAGCGCCGCATCGAGCGCAGCCCATACATCCCCGCGCGCCGGATCACCGTGAATGACCAGGTAATCAATGGACCAGCTTTCTTCGCCGTCGCCCCACGCGACCACTTCCATCTCGAGGCGGTCGGACTGGACGTCGACGCCTGCAGTCAACAGCACCGCGCGGTCGGGCACTTCTGCTGTGTATTCCTCGCGACGCGAGAGCAGGCCGGTGTCATCGACACCCTCGCCGCTGTCTTCCCACGTCTCGCCGAGAGACGTGTTCACCCATGTCTTCAGGGTTTCGGGGGAGCGCTTGGCTTCAACGAATGCCTGCGCAATACCGCCCAGCGTGGACCATGGCGAATAGAGCTCAGAGAGATGGAACCCTGCCCGCCCGGTGAACGGCGCCGTCGCCCGCCACTCGCCTCGCCGGATCATCGCGATGCGTTGGCCGTCGTTCAGCAGGCCGCCACAGCTCTCGCAGGCATACTGCGCTTTCTGTGGCTCTCCGCTCGGCCATGAAACGTTGGCCCACTTCAGCACCTGGTATTCACCACAGTGCAGGCACGGCACGAAGAATCGCCGCTGGTCGGATGCCTCAAACTCCAGCTCAATGCGGCTGGCGCCCTTCACCGTTGGCGTGGACGTCAGCAAGATCTTCCGGTTCCAGAACGTCGCGGTGCGTTTGCGCGCGAGGTTTACCGGGTCGCCCTCGGTCCCGGCTGATACCGGGTAGCGATCAACCTCGTCGCAGAGCAGTACGCGGATCGGACGGCTTGCCAAGCTGGCTGGCGAGTTTGCGCCCGCGAGCGTGATGTGGCCGCCGGGAAAAATCTTGTGAAGCAGCGTGTTCGACGACTCGCGCCGACCGCCGACATGCACCAGCTCGGACAGGCAGCTGGTGTCGCGCATCATTGGAGCAAGCCGGTCCTTGGACCATGCCTGCGCCATCTCGATCGTTGGCTGCAGCACCAGTATCGGGCACGGGTCCCGGTGCATCAGGTAGCCGACCAGGTTGTTGATCACTTCGGTCTTGCCGACCTGCGCCGACGACATCACGACAACCGTCTCAACGCGCGGATCAGAGATCGAATCCATGATCCCGCGCTGATATTCGGCGCGGCTGGTGATCCATTTCCCCGGCTCGGCAGAGGCTTCGCTCGACAGCTGCCGATGCGTATCAGCCCACTCCGAAACGGTCTGTTTCGGGGGCGGTGCGAACGCGGCAAAGCAGGACGAGACGAGGCTATTCGCTCTCTTCTGGTCCATCGTCCTCCACCGTCTCGCGGGTCAACTCGGCCAGCGCCTCGAGGACGCCCGCCTCAATCGCGTCTTTAACCTCAACCGTGTCGGTGGATCCGAGCACAATGGGTGTCAGTTTGGTCGGCAGGGACAGCAGTCGAGCCCGGACCCGGCGGAACGCATCCGAGATGGAGCGCGTCACGTCCTCGGCGCGCACCAGATCGCCGCGAACTTCTTGCTCATCGAGCGCGGCTTTGTTCGCCTGGTGGTGAGCAAGTCGGGCGCGCTCGGCGTTTAGCTCAAGCGCACCATCCGGCGTGACAGGTGCGGGCTGCTTGATGCGGCCGGCCGCCTTGCCACGCAGGTTGCGGATGTAGGCGATCCGGCACGCGTCTAGGTCGAGTCCGCCCGGCCCTTTTGCTGGCGGAATAACGCCGTTGGCGATCAGTTCGCGGACGGAATTGATCGACAGATCGACGTGATCGCCGACCTGTTTAAGCGTTGCCAAATGCAGCCCCCGCTAAGTGCATGAAATATATAGGGCGTTTTTGCCGGGCCGCTCAAACCCGCACGGCTTTGC